CGCTAAGCGAGCTCGCCACGATGAAGCTTGGGCTTCTTTGGTAGAGAAAGATTTATGTCAGGAAGATTTCCAGAGGTCTCTTTTCGTTAAACGAGAGTTGACTATGAAAGGAGGCCCTGATCCTGAAGACTTTGACCCTAGGGCCATACAAGCTGGTACTGATAGACTCAGTGTTAGCTATGGTCCCTTCATGTATAAGTTTTCGAAGATACTTTCTGGTGCTTGGAATGCTGATCACCGCATTTGCTATACCTCTGGCATGACTGCCGAGGATATTGGCTTGTGGAGAGCTCAGTATGATGACCAAGAAGTTACCATTGTGGAGTGTGATGCCAGTCGTTATGATTCTTGCCAAGGCAAGGGTTGTTATGATAATGGTTTTATCGCTTATGAAACGTGCGGAATCCTTGACTACGGTCGGGCCGCTTACGCTATGACATCTATGTCTAGAGCTTTTGGTTATACCAGTAAAGGCTCTAAATATGCCGTCGATTATACCATGACTAGTGGTTCTGCCGATACCTCGGCAAGAAATTCACTTAATAATGGGATGACGATGGATTGGTGCATGCGCAAGTTTGTGAAGGTTTATCCCTGTGCCTACAGAATGTTGGTTCACGGGGATGATAACTTGCTTGTCATTGAGGGTGTGTTGCCTCTTGACAAGCAGAGAGTTCTCAAGAAGATGCTGTGTACTGGATTTTTGACGCTTGGTTTTAATGCCAAGGTCAAGGTTCGTACTGAATGGCATGATGTTGAGTACTGTTCTTCGCTTTTTTGGCCCGTAGCTGACGGGTATGTGCTTGGACCTAAGTTGGGCAAACGTTTGCCCAAAATAGGTTTCAGCCTGCGTAGATTGGACGCTGGCGAAGTGAAAGGCATGCTGCATGGTTTGCAGTATGAGGCAGGGTTTATTGGTGTGTTCGCTGAATACGCGAGTATCTGTCTTTCCAAGCTCAAAACCGTCAAGGTTAAGGAATGTCGTGATGCGAGGTCCGTGTACAAGTCGTTGGCTGTCAGTCGACACAAGGCTTGCATGGAAACCGAGGTGTTTTTCATCGAGTGGTATGGAGTATCAATGGAAG